TGTCTATTTAGTGGCAATGGTGAATTATTAGAGCACACTTACACAGAAAGTATTAGTGATTGTTTAGAGAAAAAGCGTCTAATGAAACGTAATATGGGACCAACAGTATTAATTACTTGTGGTGAAGTAGAGGCGGAGCTAGAAGAAATTCAAGGAAGAATCTTCGTAAAAAGTATTCGCAAAATGGAACATTAATGATAGGATAAGGTATGAAAATTGAACTTAAAACATTAGCTCCATATATCATAATGCTAATAGGTTTTGCTGCTTCGTGGGGCATGTGGCAACAAAAAGTTCAAGCCTTAGAAACTAAAGTTGATGCGATCAGTCAAATGCAAATAGATATTGCTGTCATCAAAAGCCAGCTTGTCGATATTAATAAGAAATTAGATAAACTAGCTGAATAATTATTCTGATTCTTCAAACTTATAGAAGAAACTTTCATCATCCCCAGCTGTCCACTTAGATTTATTCTCAACACCATATTCAATAGTAGAGACTTTATAGTCAGGAAATCTCATCTTTTTAGGTGATAAAGATTTATCGTAGAAAATAACCCTATTGTTAGGCTGAGCTGCAAAGTAGCCATTTTCCAGTTGAATAATATTAAAGGATTTATGTTGAGTAGGTACTTCAGAATACCCTATATCAGCAATATTGTATTCGGGATGACAGCTATCTATGGTAAAGAGATAATCACCGATGTACCAATTCTTATTGGGAGCGAGGTATTTACATTTCCCTGATCCCACACTAACTTTTTGGATAATACTAATATGATAACTAAAAGCATCCCAAAGCTCCAAATCTTCCAACTCCATTTTTTCATCTGTCTTTTTCCAAACAAAAGCCGATAGAGGTAGTTTATCGTATAAAGCTCCAGTCTCGTAGAGGTAGGTCTCAAAATATAATGCCCTACCTTGGATAGACTTGACCGTAATCCATATCCCTGGTTCATATTCTCCAAATCCTTTTTCAAAATCATATAGATATTCCTTCTTAACAAGGACTTCTATAGGTGGTATATTAGCTACTAAAAAAGCCATTAAACATGACTATATCACGTTCACAAACTAACATGCAAGTATCAAAGGGACCAATGAAGAAAAAGTGGTCAACGAAAAGAAAACGTGCTATTAATTGTAAAAGGCCAAAGGGTTTCTCAGAGAAAGCCTATTGTGCTGGTCTTAAAAAAAGGAGTAAGTAATGCCGGGTAAAAAATTAACCGATCTTTCAGGTGATGGTGTAATCACAAAAAAAGATGTTCTTATTGGCAGAGGAGTTATCCAAGCCAAAAAAGGTGGTTCTGTAAAAGATAAAAAGATTTCTAAAGTAATGAGAGAATATAAAGAAGGTAAGCTGAAGAGTGGTTCTAAAAAAGGACCTAAAGTAAAAAGTCGTAAACAGGCAATAGCTATTGCTTTAAGCGAAGCACGAAAGGCTAAGAAAAAAAAGTAATGGAAAAGTGTACTAAGTGTGGATGCATTTGCCATTGTGGCACTTCTTGTATGTGTGAGTGTGCAGGGTGTCAACACGAAGTAGGGTGTGAGAAGAAACAAGATGGGTAAGTTGTGTGCAAGAGGCAAGGCGGCAGCTAAGCGTAAATTCAAAGTGTATCCCAGCGCATATGCAAACATGTATGCTAGTGCTGTTTGTTCTGGTAAAATAACCCCTGGTGGAAAAAAAGACACAAAGAAAAGAGCCATGGGTGGATCTATTAATGAAATTTCTCAGCAAAGAAAAAAAGTTTCTAACTATAATCAGGGTGGTATCGCTAAGGGATGTGGAGGTATCATGACCAGTAAAAGGAAAGTCACAAAAAAATCGTAATGGGACTTCGTAAATGGGTAGCAGAAAAATGGGTAGATATAGGAGCTCCTAAGAAGGATGGCAAGTATCAACCTTGTGGAAGATCCAAAGATTCTAAAAGAAAATATCCTAAATGTGTGCCTCTAGCTAAGGCAAGAAGTATGTCTAAAGGACAAAAAGCTTCTGCTGTTAGACGAAAAAGAGCGGCTGGTAACACAGGACCTAAACCAACAAACGTTGCAACATTTTCAAAAAAGAGTAAAAATAAATAATGGCTACATCAGGAACAACAACTTTTGATTTAAATATTGATGATATTATAGAAGTAGCTTATGAGCGTTGTGGTGCTCAAGTTAGAACAGGATATGATATCAAATCCGCTAGAAGAAATTTAAATATACTATTTTCTGAATGGGGAAATAGAGGTGTTCATTTATGGAAAGTAAAAAACACAACAACAAATTTAACAGCAGGCACAGCAACTTACACTGCTCCCTCCGACTGTAATAATATTTTAGAAGTTGTTTTTAGAAACGGTTCTACTGATACTAGTATGGATCAAATCTCTCGATCAGAGTATCAAGCTATTCCTAACAAAAGCTCTACAGGTACACCCAGTCAATACTACGTAAGACGAAATCTTTCTGATGTAGAAATTAGTTTATACCTAACACCAGACACTACAAACACTCAAATTAATTATTATTATATTGCTAGAATAGAAGATGTTGGTGATTATAGTAACACTACAGACGCTCGATACAACTTCATACCTTGTATGGTATCTGGTTTAGCTTATTATACTTCTTTCATGCATGCTCCTGACAGAACTCAGATGTTAAAAATGGCATACGAAGATGAGTTACAAAGAGCTTTACAAGAAGACAGTCAAACTTCTTCTGTACATATTGTTCCTAGAGAATATTTTCCAGGGAGTTAATTATGACTTTTGCTTCAGGTAAATTTGCTCTCGGTCTTTGTGATCGATGTGGACAACAGTATAAGTTACTACAGTTAAAAAAAGAATGGAATGGACTTTATGTGTGTTCTGAATGTTTTGAACCAAAAGCTCCTCAAATAGAACCTCGTTTTCATGCAGCAGATCCTCAGGCTTTATCTTTCACCAGGCCAGCTAGACAAGAGCCTCTCACTGTTTATGTCGGAGCACCGGGAGACAGCGCTTTTGAATCTAATGGTATGCAACCTAGTACTCCAACCAAGAAGTTGCTAATTAGTACGAAAGTTGGTAAGGTGACAGTGAGCACATCATGAATTATTCTGAATTATTAACAAATGTAAGAAACTATACAGAGGTAGGATCTGATGTTTTATCTGATTCTGTTCTAGATGTTTTTATTGAAAACACTGAAAATAGAGTTAACCGAGAAATTGATATTGATGCTTTTCGAAAATTTCAATTTTCAAGTTTTACTATAGGAAGTCCCTTTATCACCATGCCTGATGATTTTGCATTTGAGCGAGGAGTTCAAATCAAAGATCAAGTTACAGGGGATCGAACATGGTTAGAACAAAGAGATACAACTTTTATTGATGAATATAATAAAGATCGTTCCGATACAGGAACGCCTAAATATTATGCAAACTGGGATCAGAATACAATGATATTTGCTCCTACTCCTGATTTAGCCTATGAGATTGAATTATGGTATAATAAAACACCCGATCATTTATCTAGTAGTCAAACCACTACTTGGTTGTCCACTAATGCACCCGAAGTTTTAATCTATGGAACAACTTCAGAGGCTTTTTCCTACTTGAAAAATCCTCCATATGTGCAATTATACGAACAAATGTTTGCCCGAGCATTGCAAAATTTAGCACAAACTCAAATGGGCAGAAAACGCAGAGATGAATACGCAGATGGGGTCCTCCGTATTCCTCTTAGATCAGTAGATCCCGGAGGTAAATAAAGATGGCAATTACACAAGCAGTCTGCGATAGTTTTAAAGTTGAACTATTGGAAGGCGAGCATGATTTTAGATCCTCTGGTGGAGACGCATTTAAGCTTGCTTTGTATGACGCATCTGCAACTCTCAGTAATACAACCACTGCATACACAACTTCTAATGAAGTAAGTGCATCAGGTTCTTATTCTGCGGGCGGTGGTGCATTAACAAATCAAGGTGCTTCAGGGTCAGGTGCAACAGCATTTATTGACTTTGCTGATTTAAGTTTCACCAGTGCTACAATTTCAGCACAAGCTGCCGTGATCTATAATTCTAATACTTCTGCTACTACTAATACAAATGCAGCGGTAATGGTTTTAGATTTTGGTGCAGTGAAGACTTCAACATCAGGCACGTTTACAATTCAGTTCCCAACAGCAGACGCATCTAACGCTATATTAAGAATATCTTAATATAAGTATTTAGCTTTTGTTGTAGTTGGGCTAAGATACAACTATGTTTTTTGGAACTACAACCTTTGCTGAAGATTCGTTTAGTGCTCAAGGAAGTAAGAATGCTATCATTCTTGTTTCTGGACAAGCATTATCTACAGCTTTTGGTACAACCACAGTTGTAGGAAATGCTACTGTTTCTCTAACAGGTCAAGCTCTTAACTCAGTAATTGGTAACGCAACCATAAGTGGGGATGCTAATGTTACTGTTACTGGACAAATCTTATCTAGTGCTCAAGGCTCTGTTGCAACAGCAACAGGAGCTACCGTCTTCCCAACTGGTGAAGCTGTTTCTTCTACTCAAGGAGATGTTACTGTCTTCTTACCTGACATCACTGCTTTCCCGACTGGTGAAAGCATGTCCTTTGCAATTGGTCCCTATTCAATTTCTGCTGGTGGTCAAACAACCATTGTTGTTGGAGCAGAAGCTTTAATTGAAACTTCAATCGGTGAATCTGTTGTTACAGGTTCTGCAGTTGTCGAACTTACTGGTCAAGATTTAACATTATCTATTGGAGACGAAAATGTAATAGCAAATGCT